GAATTTGTCGCCTAATAAAAAGGGGACAGGAGTCGTAGACCGCAGGGTTTATTTGCCAGCTGGTGGAGTTTTTCCAAATGATTTAAAAACTGTAGTAAGGGTTATGCCAATCCCGTATATCATGAATGTGGATCTGTCTATCTACGCATCCAATTCAAATCAGATGCATCAAATTCTCGAGCAGCTGCTTATGCTATTTGATCCTACGCTACAGATACAGACATCAGATGCGGCCTTCGATTGGACTAAAATTGCATCGGTTGAATTAGTCGGAATTAATAATGAAGAGAATTTTCCACCAGGTGGCGATAGGCGTATTATTGTTTGGTCTTTGCAATTCGTCATTCCGTTCTATATTTCAGTTCCAATAGACATTAAGGATGAAATGGTTAGGAAGATTTTTGTGCAAATAGGTAACTTAGACGGGTTCCAAGTCAACGAATTTGACGAAAATGGACAAATGGTCCCATTTGAACCAGGAAGCTCGTATGGGACAATAACTGTCGATAGGCGCTAGTCAAAAATTGAAAAAGGGGCCTAGGCCCCTTTTCTTATGCTTTTATTTTTTCTTTAAGTTTATCAAGCTTCTTGTCGTACTTATTACCCCATTTTACCATGCTTGACACCCATTTATGGATGCTTTCCATGTAGCGCTTCAGGGAACTCAAAACGTCTTCGGTCAACTTGTCATCGTTCTTGTTCTTTACTCTTAAAGCCGGAGATTTATCGGCAGCTAGCGAAACCTCTGTATATCGATCTGTAATTTCTTGAACAGCTTTCTGTAATTCATCTGGAATTAGCTTGGCCAGTTCTTTTGCGATGGATTCGTAATCCACTACGACCTTGTCTTTCTGTTCTGCAGCCTTAACCAATTTTGATAAGGTCAAAGTGAATGATACCGTTTCAACAACACGCGTCAAAACAATATCCTCGGCGTCAAAAAGATCAGTAACTTTATCTTTGATTTTTTCGTTCATTTCATTACGGCGAATCGTCATCTCTTTAATAGCACGATCTAAGCGGTCGTAACGATTGGTTAACGCAGACATCGCACCAGAATGGTGGCCGTGGAGTTCAACTGTAACGCGGTCAATTTTATTCTTGACCACTTTTTCAGTGTATTTTAAATCTTTATCACGGGCTTCAGTGATGAAGGAAGCTAGAAGTGTCATTTTCATGGTTGGAATCCTTTTAGTAACGTGGATTGCCTATTTATCTTTAACTGAGTTTCTTATTCAATGTTGCACAGTTTTTGAAAAAAGGTTCGAATTTCGCCCCAAAATCTGCAACTTCATAAATATTCGTATCGAAAGACAATTCTTTTTGCTTAGAACATTTATAGGAGAGGCAAATCATGGCATCATTAATCAGCCCAGGCGTTTCAGTTACGCTAATAGACGAATCGTTTTATATCCCTTCAAGTGCACCGACGGTTCCACTTTTCTTTATTGCAACTCGTAAAAACAAGATGCAGCCCAACGGTGTTACACCAGCGGGAGCAACCTACGAGCACAGCACAGTAAGGACCGTTACTTCACTTGGCCAAAGTATTCAATTGTATGGCGTACCAGCATTCAGAAACGATGTTTCTGGAAATGAGTATCACGGTGATGCTCGAAATGAATACGGTCTTTTTGCCCTTAATCAATTCCTTGGAGTTGGCAATCGTGCATATGTTGTACGTGCTAATATTGACCTAAGCGACGAAACCACCACATTTATTTCCGCTGGGACCCCAGTTTCTGGCGATGTAACCAGAGTAGGTACTGGCAACGGGACTATTGCAGCTATTGCAGCCCCTTCACAAATGGTTCGCCCAGAAACAATTTCAGTAGTGATGTCAAGCGCAACACAGTTTACTGTTATCGGTTCAGACTCTGGAACGCTCGGTGCAGGTACCGTAGGCGCAGCTTTTAGCTCATCTATCGTCAGCTTCACTGTTAACGCAGGGACCACACCGTTTGTCGCGGGCGATTATTTCCAATTTGAACTGTTATATCAAGCTGCATTTGCTGGTGTTGGTAATGGTGAACTAATTGACATTGCAACAACTCAGGATTCTACTGCAGAGACCATCACTGTAACGTTTACAAGCGCATCAATATTTGATGTCGCCGGTTCTGTGTCTGGTTCAATTGGCACTGGCACCCTAAACGTTCCTTTCACCGCAAGCGAACTGAACTTTACGGCTGTTGCAGGTACAGTCCCATTCGTTGCAGGCGACGTGTTTACTGTCAACTTGGCTAGCGTAAGCATCTTTAATCCGCTTGGCGCCAATGATGCAGCTCGCCGCGCTTCAATTGTGACCGCTCTGCAGGCAGAAATCAACAGCAACACAGAAGTTCGTTCCGAAATTTACGAATACAATTTGATCCTGTGCCCTGGTTATCATGAAGTAGTCGACGAACTCGTGGCTCTTAGCAATGACGTTTTAGAAGAAGCAATGGTTATCGCAGATACCCCGGTCGATAAAACCCCAGAGCAAGTTCCAACTTGGTCACTGACATCTGCACGGGTTCAGTCACAGAACGCCGCTTATTACTACCCTTGGGGCTTGGCAAGCAACTTGGACGGCCGCAATGTGTGCGTTGCCCCATCAGGTATCGCTCTTCGCACTTATGCCTATAGTGACAATCAATCATACATCTGGTTTGCTCCTGCTGGCGTAAACCGCGGTCGCGTGACTGGAGTTTCTCAAGTCGGTTACGTTTCTGGAACCCTGGGTTCAGCAACTACTTTCGTGGAAGCCAACCTCAACATTGGTCAGCGTGATGGCTTGTATGAATCATTTAGAAACATCAACCCGATTGTTCAATTCCCAGGTCGCGGCCTTTTGGTATGGGGGCAGAAAACTTCATCGCCTGTTACTTCAGCCCTTGATCGCGTCAACGTGATTAGACTGGTTATGTTCCTTAGACGTCAGCTTCGTAAAGGTTCATTCCCGTTCGTGTTTGAACCAAATGATAAGGTGACTCGCGACAACATTAAGTCCATGGCCGATGGCTTGCTAAATGATGTGTTGACTAAACGCGGCTTATATGACTTCGCCACCCTCTGTGATGAGTCAAATAACACCCCGTTCAGAATTGACAATAATGAACTGTATCTTGAGGTTGCAATTAAGCCAACGAAGGTTGCAGAATTCGTGCACATCCCACTGCGAGTATTGTCAACTGGCGCAGAAATTTCTTAACAAGTTTCGCTGGACAGGGAAGGTTCTAAAAGAACCTTCCCTTTAAGTGGATAAATATGTTGTGTTGCTAACAGGAAAAACATGGACAAAATCATTGCCAATCTTTTTGCAGCTAGAGATATTTCTCACGCTCTGCACCTTAAAACGAAATCATTTGCGGTTCACGTGGCCCTTAATGATTTTTACGATGCGCTAATAGAACTTATCGATGGCTTAGCAGAGATGTACCAGGGAAAATATGGGGTCATGCAGGATACGACTCCCGATTCAAATGGTTTTCCTACTAACGACGCAGAAGCTTTTATTAAAAACTTTACTGAATGGGCAGAAACAGCAAAAACCGAAATCCCACAAGATTCGTTTATTCAAAATGAGTGGGATGCAGTTATTGCAACAGCTTTTAAAGCCCGTTATAAAATCGAAAATTTAAAATGACCCAGTTTAGGCAATTTTTGACAGAGCAGGACGACCTACTTAAAAACGCCTCAGAGCTGATTAAGCAACACTGTCAACCATTTTTAGCGCTGTCTGATGGCAAAGCATTGTTCAGATCTGTAAGTAGGCCTGTTGAAAAAGCTTTAATAATTCCGCATCCCAAATACCGTCCGCCAAGAGATTCAAGCCAAGAATTCAGTTTCGCATTCAACGCCGCAATTGACGCTGCATATGGCATACCTGATATTCGCCAACGATCCTTTTTTGCAGTCGGTTCCTTGACAGAGGCCTCTAAGTACGCAAAACATTTAGCATTTTGCTTCCCATGTGGAAATTTTCAGTGGGCATGGTCTAAAAAACTACAAGATTCTTATGTTGGCGAAGACGGAGGCCTTGAGTTTTTTGCCGAAAGTATTAGGGATTTGTTGCCGCGTAGTAAATTCCCTATTACGGCTTTTGAACTAATCGAGTTCTTTGAAAATCTTTTCACGATTATAGGAAGTGTTTCATCAGCTGTTTGGGTTCACAATCTCGACGGAAATGCCGAACAACATACAGAAGCAGCTGCTCGTAAATGCTCAGATAGAAATATTTTAAAGCTAAAGCACGCTGATCTTATTAAGGCGATAAAGCTGTTTGCTCTAGATTATTATAAGAACAACGAAAGCTTTGCCGAAGCAATTACGTCGCGCAACGAAATATTCTTCTATGATTCTGATGGATATATTTTAGTCCCGTTTCACTTGATTGCAAAGTCAGGAGTTCCTGTTACAACAGCGTATAGTTCATTCTTAGATAGCCTAAATTAAGAGGTTTGTGTGTTTTTTGATTGTTCCCATAAATAGGCAATGATTTAAACATTTGCCACTCGGGCGATTGCATTACTTATTCAAGGAGAAAAAATGTCGACATTATCACAAATTGGTATTCCTGCCGCTGGTTCCGGCATACTTCACCCTAAGCTAAAGCACCGCTGGCAAGTAACCTTTGTGGGCTTAGCGCGTTTGGTACCCGGCGCATCTTCACGCGAACTTACTCGTCAGGCAACTAACGTTCAGCGTCCGAACCTGTCATTTGAACAAGTGACGATGCACCGTTATAACTCTACAGC